CCAAATGTACGATAACAAGCAATTCAGCCAAATCTCTAAGATGGTAGAACTAAATATCATTGATGTCCACGAAGCCCGCAGACTACTCAAAGTAGATGACTGGTTAGCGGAACTTTCAGCCACGCCACAGGCGTAGATTTGCCAGCCTAGCCCCCTGAGGGTGTAAGGTATTTCCTACCTAGAAGGGGGTATGGCTATGATTAAATGGATTGAATTGGTAGTAGTTGCGGTCTTGGGGATAATTCCCCTTGCGCAAACTCTTATTAGTGAATATAAAAATAACTGGTGTGAAATGTGTGGCGTAACGGAAAATCACCAATCGCAACACTTGACTGAGAGTTTGCCTGAATGACACACGATGACTTGAGGCAAGATATTGCTAACAAGATTATGGCTCTTATTATTGAGCCAAAAACTGAGCAAATTGCCAGATATGCTCCAGTAACACCGCAAGAAATTCAATGGCGGGCATATAGAATCGCTATGGGTTGGTCGGTCTAAAAATGACTAACCTGACTAAGAGTTTGGAGGGGTAAAGCGATGGATATGCCTGATGTTTATTGGGTCAGTTGGAAAAACGCTAGAGGAATTGAATACCAGCAGTTGATGGAGAAAACAGAACACAACGGCTATGTTCAGTATTTGGTTTTTGGGTACGAGATACCTCTTGAAGAGAGAGAAATTATCAGCGCTATCCCAGTAAAGATTGAATTAGAACACTCCACCGAGAGTTAGATCAGCTTAGTGGTACGCTATTCCTGTGGATAACCTCGTACCTATGGATGAAATATACCGTCAGCTGAAAAATCGCTATGACGCTAGTGGCTTTAGCCCCTATGTCATACGGACAGATTGGCAGATCATACGCCGTATTGGCGTACACCCTGCTATAGCCAAGCGAGAAGATTTAGAACAGGTCGTGCTGGCTGCCAATAAGCAGTCAACCAAAGCCAACTATGTCTCTCGCTTGCGCTCTATTTACAAGCATTTGAACAAGCTGGGGCTTGTCAATGGCAACAACCCAGCCCTTGATTTACCTGACGTAAAGGCTGGCAGGGGCGTTCCTAAGCCTGTTACCAAGGCTGAGTATGCCAAACTGCTGGCGGAGGCTACACAGCCCTACAGGGACTGGTTTATCCTAGGTGGGATGGCTGGCCTGCGCTGTATGGAAGCAGCCAAAATCCGTGGAGCAGATCTGTTTGATACAGATGAAGGTCCAATGCTTAGCGTCATCGGCAAAGGCAATACCGATCTGGTAATCCCAGTCAGCCCAGTGGTAGCCGAGATGATTAAATCTCACAACACGCTAGATAGGCTATGGGTTATTGACCCAAACAAGTTTTCTAAAAAAGCAGCCGATGAGATGCGTCGCATCCTTGGCCCAGAGGCTAAGCACTTCCACAGCCTACGGCATTATTTCGCCACCACAATGCTTGAGAAAAGCGGTGGCGATCTTATTGCCGTTAAAGAACTTATGCGCCACACAAGTGTGGCAACCACGCAGGTATACACACAGTTGGCTCACGGGCGTACAAGAACGTTGGTGAACCTCTTAGAATAAGGAGCAATAGTGGCAGTAGACGGTTATATCCATATCGCAGAACCAGCCGCAGCAACAACACTTGGTGCACCGTCTAGCTCAGGCTCCACCTATCAGAACACCAGCAACCAGTACGACTGCGCTATCGCTGGTCTGCCATTCTTCCTTGGACCATCTAAGGAATACCCATACAAGCGTGAGACTGCTCAATACCGCAAACAGCAGATTGACCAGCAAAAGGAACCAGGTGAGCAGACGCTCACTGGATGGTGGCTTCGCTCCCAATCCTCATTCCACTACGGCGCTGGTATCCGCTACGAAGAGCCAATTCAAGGCGAAACTGTTTCCTACCGTTTTAACAAATCAGCTGGTGTAGATGTCTTTAACATCGGCAAGGTAACACTACTTCCAGATGTAACCCTGAAAGCATCGGCAACTGGCACACCGCTTCTTATCGGTGGCTACGATGATGTCAACTCAGCCAACGTTCTCTTCCAAGCTGATGGCTCAACCCTTACCCGTATGGATAGTGCTGCAAACACAACCGTCACATGGGGCGGATCAGGAACCATCCTTGATGTGACCACAGATGGTCAGTCTTACTATGCAGCAAATGCTACTGGTATCTACAAGGGTACCCTTGCTGGCGGCACAGGTTCACTAATTTTTACTTTTCCAACAGTCGTTGGCACGGTTACCCATGTCAAACTTGGTTGGGTTAAGCAACGCCTTATTGTTGGCGTTAACAACTATGTTTACGAAGTAACTCCTATTACTTCCTTTACGGTAACCGCTGCTTTGTTGGCTACTAACATTGCCACTCTTACAACATCAGCTGCGCACAACTTCTCAGTTGGTAGCCAGATTACTGTAGCAAGCCTTACTAGCCCATACAACGGTACATGGTCTGTTACTGCCGTCCCATCTGCTACACAGGTATCGTTCTACCATAACAACAACGATGTGGCATTTAGCACTGGCTTAACAGGAACTGTAACTCTTGCATCTAACAACACCTTGCCTGTATATGCCCACCCTAACTCAAACTGGATTTGGACTGGTATCTGTGAAGGACCTAATGCTATCTATATTGCTGGCTATGCTGGAAACAGCAGCACTGTATATCGCTTGTCTTTGGACACTTCAGGACAAATCCCGCTCTTAACTAAAGCCCTTACCGCAGCTGATATGCCACAAGGTGAATTGATCTACTGCCTTGGTGCATACGTTGGCAAGTACATGGTCTTTGGTACCAACAAAGGTATCCGTATTGGCCAGATTGATACATCAGGATTCGTCTCATCAGGTTACGTTACCTATGGTCCATTGACTGTAGTTACCAATGGCTATGAGCCAGCAATCGGTGCCAACGTTAATGGCGGACCTTGCTACAACGTAGCCTTCAATGACCGCTATGCTTACTGCACAGTCAGCAACTACATTGACTCAGATGGCACTGGCACTAACATGAAGTCTGGCTTGGTCAAGATTGATCTTAGCCGTGACCTTAGCGTTAACCAGATGGCATATGCAACACACCTTCAGGTGCCATCAACCAATGACTGCGTAGATGTAGCCGTCTATGGTCGTAGCAACAAACTTGCTATTGGTGTCAAAGGCGTAGGCACATACCTACAGGCAGATACTTTGGTTGCATCAGGCTATCTACAGACTGGTCAGATCCGTTACTTTACCCTTGAAGATAAGCACTTTGAGTTGGTTAAGTTGCGCGAGACCCAGCCAATGCAAGGAACTATCAAACTCAGCGTAGTCAATGCTGACAACACTGTTGTGGACATCATCACCGCTGACAACACATTTGACTTCACTCAAGATATTACAGGCATGGATACCCAGGACATTTATCCAAAGGAATCTATTGCTCTGCGCTTTACTTTTACCTCAGCAACAAGTCAGGCTGTCGGAACAGAGGATTCGTTTAATGGCTACCAGTTGAAGGCATTACCTGCCGTCAAACGTCAGCGCATTATTACCCTTCCCCTTCTCTGTTACGACTTTGAAGGTGATCGCTACAACATGACAACTGGCTATGAAGGTGGAGCATCAGAGCGTATTCAAGCTCTTGAAACCATTGAGTCAGGTGGCGATGTTGTTGTTCTTCAAGACTTTACCAATGACGAAACCGTGCGTGGAGTTATTGAAAGCATTTCGTTTATCCGCATGACTCCACCAGAGCGTCGCTTCAAAGGCTTCGGTGGAATGATTATCTGCCAGTTCCGCACTGTATAAGAATAGGGAAAACCGCAATGACCAGCACAGACATTACAACAATTGCCTATAACGCAGTATTTACAATTGGTGCCACTGGTACTGGAATATGGTATGTATTTAAGCACGGCGTACAGAATGTATTACGCCAAGAGTTTAATGACATTAAAGACATTAAGCATGAGGTAACACCAAACTCAGGTGGTTCTCTTAATGATGCCATTCGCAAGCAGGTTATCCCAATGGTAGAAACATTGGTTGAGCGTCAACAAAATATAGCGGTAGAAGTAGCCGTACTTAACGGCAGGTTTGAACAACACATTAGGGAGCATAATGCGTAATCCACTGAAGAAGAAGTACATCCATGAAACAACTGGCGATGTTCTTACCTTCAGCGAGCAGGTATCCTGGTGGGTACAGGGCATTATCCGTAACTGGTTCTTCGTTATTGGCTGGACACTTGTCACTGTCACATGGTGGATTTGCCCACATTGGTTTGGCGATGACGCTTCCTATGTCAAGTGGATGAACCTAGCCTCGTGGCTTGCAGTCACAGTTGAACTTATTATCGGTATTGCCATGATTGGTCAGACCAAGCGTGATGCTCTTATTATCCGCCACATTCTCAAACTTGAGAAGCAGGAGATTGAGCATCTACAAGATTTGCTAGAGGAAGATAAATGAACTACGAGCCACGCATCGGTGACTATGGAGTAATCCGTGGCAATGGATTTTTTGCCAAACTCATCAGATTAGGAACGGTATCTCGCTGGAACCATGCGTTTATCTACATTGGCGATGGCAAGATTGTTGAAGCTAATCCTACTGGCGTTGCTGTTAGCCCTGTTACTGAGTACTCAAAGATCGCATGGAACATGCACGAGGAACTTACCGATGAGCAGCGGGCAAAGATTGTCGCTCATGCCAATAACGCAGTCGGACGGCCATACAATTTCGGCATCATCTTCATGCTTGCACTTCGTGCGCTAGGCATCAAGATCTTCCCAAAGTCTTTCATCTCATACCTTGCTAAGCACGATGGTTATATCTGCTCTGAATTGGTAGCCGAGTGTTACGCAGTGGCAGGTTATTCCATCTGCCCAGAGGCAGACCTATGCAACCCAGGTGATCTAGCAGAGAGGTTGATCTGGCAATGACTCAGAAAGATGACTTCGTAGCCAAGGCATGCACTCAGGTAGGTGTCAAGGAATCCCCAGCAAATTCTAATAAAACTATCTATGGCAAGTTTACAGGACACGATGGCCAGCCATGGTGCGGTTCTTTTGTCATGTGGACAGCGGCACAGATCAACTTCAAAGGTATGCCTAATTGCGTCTATACGCCCGCTGGAGCCACTTTGTTCCAGGGAACGGGTCAATGGTTCAACCATGAGACTGCAAAGCCTCAGGCGGGCGATATTGTGTTCTTTAACTTTGACGGCAAAGGCATTGAGCATGTGGGCATTGTTGTCAAAGACAACGGTGATGGCACTATCACAACTGTAGAAGGCAACACAGTTCCTGATGGAACCACTGGAGCTGAAGCCAATGGCGGAGAAGTATGCTTAAAAATCCGTGCTTATCAGACGGCAAACAAGCGCAAAATGGTAGTATTTGTTGTCGGCTTTGGGCGACCAAAGTGGACAAACTAATCTACCTATAGGAGATATTATGAAGATCAATAAAGCGATCTTGGAGCATTACCTCGCAGCACTACTCGTTGCTGGAGTATCAATCTGGCAGACTGGTAATCACCATCTGAAGTCAGTAGCTTGGGCTGCAATCGTTGCAGTTCTTGGCCCAGTTGCAGTTGGTGCTTACAATCATTTCAAGGCAACTGCATCAAAGTAATTTAGATTAACTTAACCCTCATCGCTTTGGCGGTGGGGGTTATTTTTTTATGCCGTTTTACTGTTAGAGGCTATCAGCCTTGCCGCCTCAACCAGAGCCTTTAGGCTCCCCTGTTTTTACCGCACTCGCTTCGCTCGTATTATAAACACATTCCAACCCCATTAGCAAATAGAAGTTCGCGCCACGCCGAAAATGCCAATAAGTTGACATGTCATTCATAGGCGGTGCTACGGTTCACCCATGAAAGAAACACAAATACAACATAGATCATTCAGTGCATTTACATCATGGTTACGCTGTGGCAAAGCATTTGAGCTAGAGCGCAACTTGCAAGCACCATCAGAGCCAGCATGGTATTTCGTTGGCGGTAGTGCATTTCACTCAGCAGCTGAGAAGTTCTTACTGGCTGAACATCAGAAGAAGTTAAACAAAGCAAAGTACGCGGATGTACCGTTCTAATGGAGCATGAACTTGGAAGCATTAAAGCAACGTCAGGTGCAGAAGCAGACTATCGTTCGCTCGGTCCAATACGAGTATGTCCCTGTGGATCAGAATGGTGGAATGTCCAGTGTAAGTTTGACACTGACTTTGAAATTGGAATGTACGGGACAACTGCCCGATGCGTTCTCTGCGACAGCCTTGCAACAGTTGTTACACCGATAGATAGGGAGCAGTAATGGGACGCAAACACGCAAAGATTATTAGCCGTGATGCCTTCATGCAGTCCTTTG